ATGTTGCTAATGCTGTCAGAGATCACCCAATCGCAAAGAAACTTCTTGCAAATGGTTTTGCAGAACAAAGCTTTTGGCGAGAAGATAAAGAAACAGGACTTATTTGTAAAGCAAGATGTGACTTTATCACCTTTGGTGGTTCTTATGACGATACTATTGTTGACCTTAAGACAACTGGCGAGGGTAATAGCAATCCCGACAAGTTTATTAAATCAATAGCAAACTTTCTTTATCACCTACAAGCTGCTCATTACTTAGAAACTATTGGTGCAAAGCGATTTGTATTTATAGCAGTTGAAAAAGTCTATCCATATGCCATAAGCATTACCGAGCTAGATGAAGATGCTCTGGCTGAAGGTAAAAAGCTAAGACAAGAAGCATTACGACTTATTCAAGACTGTCATGCTGATGCATATTGGCGTGGCTATTCAGAAAAAATTCACAAACTCAGCCTACCAAAATGGGCTTACAAACAAAACTAAAACTATGACAGAAACAACACCTATTGCTGCATTAGCAGAAGCTTTGCAAAAAGCGCAAAAAGAATTTCCATCAATGGGTAAGACTAAACAAGTTGGTGTAGGTTCTTTTGGTTATAGCTATTTACCACTTGAGCAAATGCTTTCTTTGGTAACACCTGTTCTTCTTAAACATGGTCTTTGTCTTTCTCAAGGATTTGGCTGTAGCTCTACAGGACAAACACTTATAGTTACAAGACTTTTACATAAAAATGGTGCTTTTATAAAAAGCGAACTGCCAATATTTTTATCTGAAAGAGATATGGCAAACCCTAAGAAAAACCAAACCCATAATTGGGGTGGTGCTGTTACATATCAAAGAAGATACAGTATAAAACTTATCTTAGGTCTTGAGACTGATATGGATTTTAATATGGAAGAAGAAGAAAAAGTACAAGAAAAAAATGTAAATAACGGTGAAGTAATAGAAACTTTACGAGAGCAAGTAAAAGCAAAAACATCTAATAAATCAGATACAGATGTTACTTTTGGTCTTGCTAAAAATGCAATATTAAATGCAAAAAGCAAAGAACAACTTACAGATCATCAAAAAAATATTGCAACTAGATTTGCACAAGGTAAACTTACTCTTACACAAAAAGAACAACTAGAAACTCTTATTGTTAACAAATTAAAGGTGCTTAAATGATAGAACAAGACCAACCATATTTATCTACCAAAGACCTTGCTGAACGCTACGGCATCACACAAAGAACCATAAAAAAATGGCGAACTAATACTAGGCGAGGTAAAGCAGAAGGTCCACAATGGTATGACGTACCACGACAAGCAACTGCTTTAGGGCAACCGCTTATACGTTATGCCCTCCCACAAGTTTTAGCGTGGGAAGAAACAAATTCAATTACACCAATTAAATCTTTTTAAATTATGGCTTACGAAAATCTATTCTCTGGACGTTTAGTTCTTTTTAATAATTCTGAAAAAAAATCAGAAAAATCACCCGATATGAGTGGAACTGTTGAATTTACCTTGTCAAATGCTATGGCTTTTGCGGAGTGGATTACAGGACAACCAGGTGAGGAAAATTATGCTGGCGATACAGTTATAAAAATTCCTGTAAGTGCTTGGCATAGAGAATCAAAAAAAGGTACTGGCTTTATATCAGGGCAAATATCAGTAGCAAAACCTGTTGCAGAAGAATTACCTTTTTAAGTTATGAAAAGAACTGAATCAGAATTTATTCAAGCTAAATTTTTTGATGCTTATGATGAATCAACATCTAACAGAAAATCAACTTTAAGTTTACTTGCTGTTTATCAATTATTTCATGATGAAAATGGCCACTGGTGTCTTTTTAAAAATAATCTTGGTATTGACTGTGATAAACATAAAGATCAGGATCATGCAGAAGAGTTAATTCAATCAGAAGATATATTTGACTTGTTTCGAGTGTTATCTGAAGAACAATTTAAGAATCATAAAAAGCACTACAACAAAGAATATAAATATCAAAATGAGGACGTTGAATAAATGACAAAAGTTCTTAAAAAAGTATCAAATCCAAAACTTCCTCATAATGTAGCAGTATTTCAAGACCATCTTTCTCTTGGTCTTGAGTGCTTTGAATTAGATTGGTTTGATTTTAGACCACATACTTGCGAAAATAAAGAACATGGTGTTGGTATTCTTTTCTCGCAATTAGATAAAAATCATACAGATTCTTGTGCAGCAAATCATGTAATTATTGTTTCAAATAAAGGATTACATTTTCCTAATGAAAAGTTAATGCCTTTTACGAATGAACAACCTCCTACAAAAATGGCTTTTTTAGTTTTATCGGCAATGGTTATGCAAGAGCCATTATATTTTGAATGCCCTTGTTGTGATAACTAGGTGAGAAATAATTATGAGAGAAAGTTTAAAAGACTTAAGAGGTAAGCTTGTCGCTTGGCATGGTTGGGAAACAAGTCAAAGACATAACAGAACATGGATTTGTATTTCTAAAGCTTATGTAATCCAATGGGATAGAAATGCTGCAATACAGAAAATTGTAGAAAAAAAAGGTGGTTTTTACTTAGATCATTTTTGGTTAAGTGGTGATAAAAATACAATTGAACCACAACCAATAAAGCTATACAACAAAGTTGGCGGTGTAGGTATTGTACGAACATACATGAGAAAAAATGGCTCGATTGACTACACAATTAAAATGCCATCTGACCTATGGAATGTAGAAAGTTTTATTGATTTATATAATGAGGAATATAAACAAACAACACCAAAACAAAAAATAGAAAGATTAAATGAAGGTTTAAAACATATTAAAGACCATGAAACAAATAGTGAACATATTTTATATGGAATTACTAGATCAATAAGTAGTTTAAAAAATGAACTTTTAGAGGAAAAAAGATATATAGAAAATTCTGTAAATGCAACAGAAAAGGCTTTGAAAACTGCAACTATGAATGGCAAATGTTCTAAAATAAACTTATTTAAAAATAAAAAAATAGTAAAAGCAAAAGGGTTTTAATAATGAGTAAACATCACCCAAAATCAGCACTTAAACTAAAAAGACTTAAAGAAAATAGACTTAAAGAATTAGAAAAAAAACTTTTAGATATTACATTAAAAGGTCAAGATCATTATGTTTTTATTGATGAAAATAATAAAGCGCAACTTGTTTATAAAGATGGCAAATGGATAAGTGAAAATATTTTAAAAGAAATGGCAAAATATAATTATTTTGTTGATAAAACAAAAAAAATGATGATAAGAGACTTTAAAAAAGAAGAATTAGAGGCATACTGTAAACAATATGAAAATTAATTTATGAATACAAAAGATCAAATAGTTGCTGCAAAAAAACGTATAAATGAATTAGAAATATTAATTAAATATTGGTCGATGAAAAAAACTATTGAAAAACAAAGACAGTATCAAATTATCTAAAAAATCTTTTTTGTACTTTTTTAAAAAAACTTGGTTTTTTCATTTTTCTTATCTCTGCAACTGCAACCATAGCTTCAAGTTCAACTAAATGACCAAGAACAGAAGCAAGAAAAACATCTTGTTTCATTTGATGTCTTATTAAATGTGTACAGTATTTTTTTACATTATCAATATCATTACTAGCCATTACATCTCTGCAACGCATTTCAACAGAAAGTTGTAACTCTGCTGGTGCCTCTTCTATTTCAATGTTTAAAAATTTACTATTCATTTTACTGGAAATAATTTTTCTTCAATCATTTTTACGATTGCATCATCTATATCATTATCTGATTTAGAAACCAAATCTTTTAAAAGAGATAAGGCAGCTTTACGTAAGGATTCAGATTTACCAAACTTGATAAATAAGCCAATAAAAAATTTAGACATAATTTTTGTGTTACTTTCCAAACATACCAATATTTGCTATTTTTGGCTAACTACCTATATTAGCTTTAAAACGCTATCTCCTCACACATTTAGGTAGTTACCTTATATGGAAGATCAAGAACCAAGTAAAGTAGAAACTATTGTCAAAATCTGTATTTTAATTTGGAGTGCAACACTGCTATCTCTTTCATATTACGAGCCGCCAAGCGGTAAAAAAATTGTAGATTTTGACCCGACATTTATTGCAAGTATTTTTTCAGCGTCCACTGCCTCACTAGGTTTATCAATTAAAGGTAATAGAAACAACAAACAAAAAGACGTTATAGTAGATAATAAGAACAATAATGTAGGTATTAAATGAAAAAATTATTACCACTTCTTTTATTATTGCCTAATGCAAGCTTTGCAGATATAACTCAGAAATTTACAACATCTGCACAGATCACTGTAGATATGCCTTACAGCGTTACAAATAAGCTTGGTACGACTTATTCATTATCAGGAAATAATATTACCCCTTCTGTGACTTCTGGAGGATCTACAACCTCTGGAGCTATCGGTGGATTGAATCTTGGTAGTTTAACTGATGGCGTTCCAGCTTTGATACAAACTGATAAAGCTATTACAACAGCAGGATCTGCTTTCTCAATAACAGAATCTGTAACAATGGGCGATGCAACTCCATCGGCTGTCACCCCATCGGCAGGGATAGCTGCATTGCCCCATCTTAGTGGACAGACAACAGTTGGTTCAGGTGGTACAGCAGGATCACTTGGTATGACTAGCGTTTCGTCAGGAATCCATACCTGTAGTGCTGGATCAAGTGGTACTAGCTGTATAGGCTCAACAACAGTTACAATAACAATTGACTAAATTTTGGCTGCTATTTTTATTAATATTCCCTTTAAAATCACTTGCAAATCCAGTTATACCTACCTTCAGAACTGGTTCATCAAGTACAAATTCTACTTCTCAATCTGTAGTTACAGAAAATATTACCAGCTATCAATACCGCACAGGTTATTCAGTAAGTGTTTCGGGGCACAATATTGAAAGTAATGACATTAACGGATATATCAATTCAATCCCAACAGCAGAATCTACACAGACAGTTAATGGTATTAATTTTTCATATACAAGTCCTAATCTGGAAGGTGTACCAAGATGGAAAATAGTAAACGAGGGTCAGCCATTCAGTTTGGTAGAAACAGTAATTGGAAGTGGAATCGACACAATAACAACAATAACCCGCACCATAAACACCACAACAACAACCACTGTAGAAACTACCTTTGGGCAATAGCTCTTATTCTCTGTCCTACAAAAGTTTTAGCTAATACAACAGTGGCATCT